TTTGTAAATCCTATGTTTCTCACCATCTGCAGTAACTCTTGCCATGACTATTTACTAAATGTTTTTAAAACACTCATTTGTTCCTGAGCTAATTTCTTAACATCATTCATCATCTTTGCATCCTTTCTAATCTCATCTGCTCTCTTTAAAGTACTTAATGCAGATTCAATTTCCCACTTTCTCATTTCTGCCTTAGCCGGTGCAGAAATAGAAATACCTACTGAAGATTTCTTAGTAGGTGTTTTTTTAACTGTTGTTGTTTTTTTTATCGGCATAACTATTTCTTTTTAGTAGTTGCTTTAATTTTCTTTTCCTGTTTAAGCATTTGACTTGTAGGTTTCTTTCCAGAACCTTTATTAGCACGGATGTTATCCCAGAGTCCTCTCTGGGAATAACTACCGTCTTTTCTTTTTATTAATTCTTTGGTCATTATTAAGACTTTTTAGAACCTTTCATTTTTGCTTTAGGAAAAGCTCCTTTTGGAGCAGTAGATGTACCACCTACTTTACCTCTAGCAACTTTAGATGCAGCAGCTTTAGGATTAACACCAGACTTAACACCTTTAGAACCAGGAGTATTATCTGCTTGAACTTTAGTATTGGAATTAACCATTCCACCAGTTTTCATTTTTTTCATTGTTCCACCTTTTTGATAAGCCCAAGTATCTTTAGCATTTCTTCCAACATTATTAGCAACTCTTTTTGTTTTTCTAACTGCCTTATTGTAATCCATAGCTTTTGATTCTTTTGAGACAACATTACCAGATTTATCAGTTACTGTTTTAGTTTTTGTTGCTGTAGGTGCAAATCCTCTACTTGTATTTACAGATTTTGTTACAGTAGTACCATCACGCTTAGTTTTAGATACATCTACTGTTGTTTGTCTACCAGTAAGATCTACATTTCTAACTTTTTTAGATTTAATTCTACCAGCAGGTGTAAGTATACCACCACCTTTTTGCATTTTTTTCTTAACACTACCACCTTTTTGCATCATTGGTTTTTTCACTCTTCCTCCTCTTTTATATGCATTATCTTCACTAAGTCCCATTCCTGTATTAAAATCATCAGCCCATCCTGCAGATCTCATTTGATTTTCTTCAGCCATTCTATCAGCTGCTTCAAGTTCAGATTTTCTAGACCAACCTGTTCTAGTAGGACTAGCAACTTTATCTCTTTGATCAGCCATGTATTCAGGATCAACAGGACCTGTAAACTTCATTGCTGTACCAGGATATTTAGCATCTAAATACTTTTGTGTACCTTCTTCAAGAGGTCCTGCAGTCATACCATCTTGAGCTTTTCTTAAAGGTTTTGTACCACCACCTTTTTGATACTTCTTTATTTTAGTAGTATCTGATGGAGCATCTTTTTTAAATGGTTTGGCATGTGGTCCTGTGGGTCCAGTTATTTTTATTTTTGGTTTTTTAACCATTATACCCCGTTGAGCTTTAACTAGCTTTTTCATTTTATTTTAAATTTAAGTGTTCCAATACTTCTCGCAGGAAATTATTAAATCCTTAAGTATATCCTCATTTAAAGGATTTTTTAAGTGCTCAATAACATCTGATACATTTCTTCCAAGTAAAGCATTTGTTTTACTATGGTAAATATATCCATCCGGCTTATTAATAATATACTTAAAAAAACTGGAATCTTTAACAATTGATTTAATTTTTAATGATTCCATGTCTAAATTAACTGCATCAATAAATCCTTTTGCTGCTCTTTCCTTGTTAGATTCAGCTCCTTCACCTGCAATGTATTTATCCATATTTTCATAGATAACATCCAGTGGAGTTGATTTTCTATACTGAGAACTGTTAGCATCAACAACTTTAGCAATGTAGAATAACTTAGTACTGTTTTTGTCATATAATTTTTGTAATTCTGAGTAAGCTTTGTTACGGAGTTTTTTGTACTCTGTTCTTACCATTACAGTTTCTTCTTCTTTATCTAGGTAGAATTTAGGTGGAACTGCTTTTGATCTTGCATCATCAAAACTTTTTGCAATCATAGCAAATCCTCCTGCTTCAATAGCATGAAGTTTAATTCTATCAAATGGTTTAATTGGATCTAGATATACGGGTTCATTACCACATGACATTTCTATCTTGTTCCAAAATTCTGAATTATTAGGTTGAAGTAATGTTACTTTATTCCAAAAATCTTTATCTTCTGGATCAATAACATTTGCTGCTAATTCTTTTTCTAATTCAGCAACTGAACTTCTTATCTCTTTAATTCTTGCCTCTCTTCTATCTGGATCAAGTAATTTAATTTCTGGAGCAAATTCATTTAAACCAGTAATATATCTTACAACTCCGTTGAGTTCAAGACATGCTAATTGTTCATTATGAGTTACTCCGTCAAAAAGACTCATTCCATATTCCTCTAATCCCATGTTAGTGGCTTGTTTATCAAAGTAAGGTCTAACAGCAATTGATGTTTTTTTGATGCTGCCTACTCCTACTTCGACCATTGTAAATTGTGTTTCCATGTTGGTTTTTTTTGTTGGTTATTAAATTAAAAAAATAGGGAGGAGTTTCCCCCTCCCTGTATATATAGAGTCGGATTAGAATGATCCACCAGTTACTGGGTTTCTCATAACAATCTTCAATACCTTAGTTGGATCTTTTACCCAAATTGCAGGCATAGTTTGAGACATCATTACTCGGTATCCATTGAACTGACCAGAAGACTGGAATCCTTGAGTACGTCCCATGTAGTCCATAGTACCATTTTGATACCACCATTTCAATTGATTATCCCAAGACAATTTCAATAAGTAGATATTGTCATTAGTATTATCAGTGATGTCAAAAATAATGAATGAATAAGAAGATAATGGGAAACCATCAATGATTGGATTCTCAATATCATTTGTATGAATGTTGTCAAATGCTGGGTTAAGAACAAACTTAACATTTGCCAAGAATGGAATTACATATGAAGTATAAGCAAATCCAAAATTCAAGTCCATACCTTTACCAGTGATTGCACCAATATCAGCAGCCTGAATTAATAAACCTGATGCAACAGCTTCACGTTTAATTGCCTCATTTACCATTCTCATTCCACCCATACCAGTTTGAACTATTAAAGATCTTTTTGGATCTGGACCTTGGAACTCAACTTTACCATTGAAGAAGTTGTAGATTTCTCCACGGAACAAATCCAATGTAAAGTTATTTTTGTTGTATACTCGTTTGAAAGAGTTATCCAACTGTCTCCAAAGACCCACAGATAATCTGATATCATCTGGACCATCTTGACGTACTCTACCTCCTTGTCCCCACATTAAGTAAGTCTCAATATCAGTTGCTACTTTAGATAAGTGAGCAGCTTCCATTTGAGTTAAGAAAGTTCTAGATAAGTCTCCGTTGTCAAATGCACGTTTAACTTTATCTTTACCCATGATCTTAATCATATCCTCTAATGAAGATACAGCAGGATCCATAGTGTTTTTGTCAAATGATCTCCAGATCTCAGTTACAGGAACTGTACCATCTGCATTCATTCCACCTTTGATCATCAAGTCAGCACGAGAAGATACTGAATAATGTACGTGAGCTTCAGCACCACCAACAAAGTTATAGAATTCACGGAATCCTGTTCTTGTTGTAATGTCTGAAAATCTTTCACCATACTCACCACGTGCAGAACCTTTTCTAAAGATCTTAGTACCGTTAGTTAAGTATTTTGAATCAAGATACTTAAAGTTGTCGTTGTTAACCAACTGTACAGTATAGATGAAACCATCTCCTACAGGTAGGATATCTTCATCAGTAATGTACATCTCAACTCCGTTATATTTGTCATAAGTGATGATATCACCATGTCCAAATTCACGTCTGTTTAATTTAATACGGAATGTAGAACCGTCAGTACCTTTATAGTCCAAGTTTGGTTCAATGTCTTCAATGATGTATGGAAGATCTACAGATACAGGAGTCTGCCATCTGTACTCTCCACGAGCATTGTCAACCATAATTACATTCTTGCCACCAAATGAAGACATTTGATAAAGTGGCATTTCAACTTTCTGAGCCATAGCCCATAAGTCAACTGGACCTAAATCCATAGGTTCTGCATCTTTCAGCATGTTAACCAAGTGGTATGAATCCACATGGGAACTTGCTTGGTAGGCTGTATCCCGGAGGAATATACCATTGTTTAAAACTGGAGTTGCCATTTTTATTTGTTTTTAATTGTTACTATTTATTAAAATCTTCTAAACATTGAGTTTTTAGAAAGTTTTCTTGGTTCAGGTCTAGAAGAAGAAGATCCTCTTCTAGGTTCGTTATCATACTGGTTATTAATAGAAGAATTAATTTTTCTTGATTCTTCAGTTTTTAACTGTCTGACTGTTTTTTCTACTGCTTGTCTTCCCCCTTGTTCTCTTACTCTGCTTTTGTATCCATTTGGATCTGCAAGTAACCAAAGTGCTTCTGCAATAAGGTCATGTCTTGGTTCTACAAATTGATACTTCTCTAGTAAGTGACCAAGTAAGTTGGTTGGTTTTCCTGAAATAGAAGGGTAGTTTGGTTGTACTAGTCCGGAGAATAATAAACCTTGAACTTTCTTATCTAATTTAAGACCACCAATTGTTCCATTTGCAAGAGTAGAATAAACATTTTCTTGATATGCTTTTGCTTGTTCTGCTTGCATATTTTTTTTATGTTCTTGTTCTGCTAGTTGTCTTGCAACAATTTCTTCTTGCATTGCATCTAACTTAGGTTTAAATTGATTAGCTTTTTGTTCTAATCTATTTAAATCTCTCCAATCTTGAATCTCAGATTCAATTTCTTCTGGAGTTCCAAATCCTGTAGCATATAGATACTGTCTTGCAATTTCACCTTGATCATATTCATCAGATGGATCAAGTTGTCTCATTTCTTCTACATGAGCTAAGGTTCTAAATAAACCTTTAAGATCTTGTCCACCATCAGCTACATATTTAGCTGCATATTGAAGTTCTTCTGGTAGTGCAGCAAAGAATTCTCTTGGAGTATTTTGTCTTATCTCATTTTCTCTTTCTTGAAAGTTAGCTTCAAATAACTCTCTAAAGTCTTTAGTAGTATATTCCTCTAATGGTTTGTCATCATCAAATCCAATAAGAGTACCTTCCTCAATCATTTTTTGAGCTAACTCAGCAAGACCAGACTTATCAATCTTTGGTCTTCCTTTGTTACCAGCATCTTCTTCTTGAGCAATAAGATTATCAAGTTCATTAATTGTTTCTTGAACTTCTACTTTTTTCTCTTGCTCTTGTTGCCTCTCTTCTATAGAAGCAGTAGGGTTGTCAAAGAACGTAGTGTCTACTGTTTCTTTATGAAACATTGACTTTGGTTTATCTTCTTCAGTATTTGGTAGCATAACATTTTCTGCTCCCGGCATTCCAAAGATCTCATCAATATTTACATCTACTTGTTCTACCGTTGTAGAATCTTGCACCTGATCTTCAGGTTTGTTGTTGGTTGTTTCCATCTTGTTGGTTTTTGTTTATATATCAATATACAAAATAAACTTGAAAAATTTAAAAAAATCAGAAAAAAAAATGTAATATATGGCTAAGTCTTATTCTTCTTTCTTAGATTTCATATCAAATTTGTTTTTATTTTCTTGTGCAATTTGTAATTGTTTATCTGCAATCTCTTTCTGAGCTTGTATTTTTTCTCTTTCTAATTGACTTTTTTGATTTTCAATAACCATTCTATTAGACTCTTTCTCTCTTTGTAAACCAGTTTGTTCTCGATACTGTTCTGAATCACGTATATCTTTCATTGCATCTCTATAGTCAGACATTTGATTTTGATCAATATCAGCCATAGATCCATAACCAGCAGCTCTAATTTCTGCAACAAGAATATCTCTTTGTCTATCTTTCTCTTTTTCAGCAGCAGTAGAATCAATCTTCATTTGTTCAATTTCTTGTTGTTTTTGAAGTTGTTGTTCTTGCATTTGTTGTTGCTGTTGCATTTCTTGTTGTTTCTCTTGTTGTTGTTTTTGTTCTGCTCCTTTGAGAACTGTATTAAGAGAAGCAATAGAATCAGACTGAACAATTTTACCAAGGTCATAAATACTAGCACCTGTAGTATTGTTTTGAATAGCCATTTGTTTTAACTGTTCTAGGATGGCTCTATGATTTGCATTTGTACTTACTGCAATATTAAGATCTCTAAGTAAAAGATCTGTTCCGTTTATTTCAAAGTTTACTTTTTCATCTGCAGATGTAACATAAGTTAATCTTGCTGAAGGTTTAGTAGAATGATAGTACTGTGCTAAGTCAGTTCTCATTTGATGAACTCTTGGCATTAAGTAATCACAGTGTTGAATAAAATAAGTTTCTGTTTGAGCATATGATGCTTGCATTGCTTGTTCTACTCCAGTAGCAGTAGTTTGGGATAACTGTTGTCCCATTCTTTGTGGATTAACACCAATTACTTCATATGCTTGTTGTTTAAAGTAATTTGCAAGTTGTATTCTAGACATTAATCTTTCTGTCTGAGATAAATCTAGTTTTTGGAAATGAGAGAAGTTTAATGCATTCTCTGTGTTTGTAATAGAAGTATCTAATGGTAACATCTGGAAATTCTTCATTGCCACATAAGCCTTAGCTAAGTTACCTTTACCCCAATCTTCTCCTAATGAATGTCTAGGTAATGAGTTTTGATCAAGCATGATTACAGTACCAAGTTCATCTACTAGTATATCTGCAATTTGATTATTGACAATGTTATATCCAATCTGGTATGGTTTCATTAAGTCAATAAGTGCAGTAGACTTAGTATTTCTGTCTGAGAAGACAGATCCTTCTACTGGTAATTTACATCCATATAAACTTGAGTCTCCTTTAAACTGAAATTTTAATGGTCCAATATGATTCTTATCAATACCAATATAGATAGGAGAAAATCCTCCTGGATTATTCATACCCCAGAATGAAGGAATATTTGGCCCAATCTTTATACCACCCCAAACTTCATTAATCCAGATCCAATCTATATGTTCTCCAAACAAAAGATTATCCTTAGTTTTATTTTTAAAGAGTCTAGTATCATAAATTGGTTTATCTGTTATTGAGTAATCTTCAGAAATTATTTCATTTGTCACTTCTCCTTCTTCAGTAATTTTAGTCAAGTGACCAACTTTACGTTGAGATTTCCAATAAGCAGTAGTTACTCTAAGTAAGTAAGCTGTTCCTTGATCATAATAATCTTCTCCTTCAGCAAGTATCTGAGTAATAATATCAGAACCATCTAAAATATTACCAGCCATAAATGATGTATACTGTCTGTATGCAAGTGACGGCATATTAGTATTCCACTCATGAGATTTTGTTCCATCATAGAAAGAACCATCATTTTGTAAACCTCCAATGTTATAACCAGCAGATCTAATAGGATATACTGATTCAAGAGCTCTATGTTGTTCTTCTGTAAGTACATGTCCAAACTTGTCAATAACATCTGATACTGTAAACATATCAGTTTTACCAACCCAGTTACCTTGAGATATATATCTAATATCAGGTGACTTATGATAAAAACAAAGTACAGGATTCCATAACTCTACATCATAGTCATCTTCTAACATTCTAAAATGCCAGAATTCTCTATCTGTAATCAACATATCTCTGAATGCTCTTTCTTCAAGTTCATCCATTCCATATCTTTCTACGTCTACTTTATGTTGATGTTCAGCCCATTGTTCTACCATAGAACGGTAATCTTTCTTAAAGAACTGTTCTATTTCAGGTAATGATTTTAAATTGTCAGGTTGTAGTTGTTGTTTTGCTTCTTCAGACTCAGGATCCAATCCTTGTTCTAACATTGCTGCTAACATTTTTGTTGCTGCATCTGCCATTAATGTTTGTTCTACTTGTGCTCTTTTTTGTTCAAGCATCTCATTGTAAGAAAAATCATCAATTGCTCTATAAGTAAGTTTAGTAGATCTTTTTGCAAATTCAGCTACTAGAACATTAATAACATTTGGAATAATTGGATAAAATTTTAATTCTAGTGCAGACTGATCTTCTTTAGTAAGTAATTCAATTACATCTCTATATTCATTATTTTCTTCAATTATATAGTCTGTTCTATCTATAATACCTTTAGCCAGTTTATAATTTTTCATTAGTCTTCTGGCATTTCTCCGGATTTGTTTTAATCCTTGCCACTCTAACCAATCTAAATTCCAAGCTGCCCATTCCTCTGTTTTATCTTTTTTAGGAATAAACTGTAAAGGTTGGGTAATACTACCCATTCTATTTTGTTCAGTTTTAGCACCCTTCTTAGCCTGTAATGCGTTATATATTTGCATAACTATTATTTAATATTTTTAAATGCAGATTTTTTAAACCCACTCATAGTATTATTCATACTTCTATTACCCATATGTCTAAATGGACTCTTATTTAATTTAAACAAATTTTCTGACTTTTGCAAGTTTTTAGCTGTATCATCCATAATTGTTCTTTTAGAATAACCTCTATTTGATTCCTGTATTTTCATAAATGATACAAGAGCAGCAAAGGATACAAGTCTATCCACATTGACTCCATCTGCATATTCTCTCATTTCTTTAATCAGCATAGGGTCAGGAATTCTTTCTATTCCATAGGTTGTTCTTACAACAGTACCATCTGGTTTTAATTCTTGATCTAGTTCCTCTTTACAATATTCTATAGCATAACTAAGAAGATGTGCTTTAAAAAGAGTTCCTGTATTTTTCCATCCATACTCCTGGAATACATTATTATTAGATCCTAAATCTTTTAGAAAAACTATTTGACTCTTAGGTACAAGATATTTTTGCTTTCTTCTCTGAATTATGTACTGAATAAATAGAGATATGTTATTCTCCACAAGAGCCCATGCATTGTACCATTCAATAATAAGTTCTAATTGATGATGTGTTTTATTTATATCATCATATCTACCACACCAAGCTGCCACTATCTTACCCTGTTCTATGTAAGTCTCTGTTTCTGTACCAGTTATTTTAGTTACTTGTATAGGAGATTTCATTACATATATAGAACATAATGATTCTGATGTTGTAGTTTTACCTTCTGATACAGGGTCAATAGAAGCATAATACATACCAAATGTAGGATCAGCTACTGGTCTTTCCCATACAACAAGACATCCTGTTTTATCTTCAGTCTTTTTGTTTATTGGAAATTCCATTATAGGTCTCTTATTACTTTTTGTAACTACTGGTTTTCCTTCTACATCAGTAGATATATCTAGATATTCAAACCCATATTCTTTTTCTTCTATTCTTCTTTCTTGTGCAGCAAGAAGATGTGGAGGAAATACAGATACTGTTCTGTATGCAAATGCCTCTTTAATATTTCTAGGATGCTGAGATATACGAAGCTGGTAGTCTTCTGGAGACAACTCATCTTTCCATTGTTTAAACTGTTGTTCCAATGCCT